TCCTTCTGAACCTCAGCCTGTGCTGCCGCCTGTGCTGCTTGAGCATTGGCTTGTGACTGCATCTGAATGTTCTGCTGTTGCATAGCTTGCTGCTGTGCGATACGCTTCTTACGGCGGATAACCAACAACCTTTCAGCTTGGTCCACATCCTTTATGTTTCTAACAGCTATAGCATCCTCTAGATCAATCTCTTTCTGAGATAGTGCAATTTGAATGTTCTGCTCTAAGTACTGACGGTCTCTATCGTTAAGGTCTGTCATTACCTGAATACCAAAGTTGTACATCGGTAAATCCTTAAAGCTGTTAAGCACACTCATATTAGTCTTGCCTATAGCCTTCTCATACACCTTGTATAGCACAGACTCTGCAGGAAGGATCTGTAGACATTTTAAGATGTCTTCACAGACCTTCCGGTACAAGATCATAGCTGAGTTAGTAACGTCGTATAGAGCGTTGTTTCCTGCAGCGACAGCCATCTGATTCACCCCTACAAGTGCCTCACCCTTAGGTGTGGTGCCGTCCATTACCTCATTGATACCCGTAGCGTCACGGATCATACGTAGGTAGTGGTTGTATAGAGCGATAAGCTCGTTGATGTTTCTAATGCGGTTGTCTATCGGCTGGACCGGTGGGTTTTGGAAACCACCTTCAGGATTCTTACTACGGTAGTAGAATACACCTGTTTGCTCGTAGATGTCCTGGATCTCTAGCGGTTGTAAATCACCACCACGACCTAGGTCTACATTCTCAAGACCTTCAATGTCAATGATAATACCATCAGGCTTACTCTTAGCGATAGCCTGCTGTATCTTTAAGTGGGACAGCTGCAACTGATCTGCAAATCCTATGACGCTGGAAACCAGACTCTTAGGAATCATATTGCGGATATTGGTAGCTACAACGCTGTAAGACATACGGGCCTTAGTGAGGTCGTGTATGTTCTTTGGTACGTTGTTCTTTTGTCCGTAGTTAAATATATACTCTGTGCCTACAATGTGCATACCACCATAGATGGTAGCATTGTTCATTTGGATAGGCTCTCTATCGTACACGCTGTTCTTTGGCGCCTCGTAGCTGTTGCCCTTGAAGTAGAACCCAATGTTTCCAAAGCGTGATTGCTTCTTTTCGTAAACCATAGAGTCAACAGATAGGAACTCAAAGTCCAACACCTCTAGGGTGAACTCGTCGTAGCCGTAGTTATAACGGCCTAGACGCTGGTCGTAGTAATTGTCTACAAAACGTGAGGCATTGTTGCCGTACTTATTCATTACGGTCTTAGCAATCTTCTGGTACTGCTCCTCAGTAAACTGATCACCAGCTAGTCGCTTAAGCTCTTGTATAGAGATACGCTTTAGGTGTCCCGCATAAATCATATCAGAGAACGTAGGGTCGTCTGTATGGCTATGTAGGAAGTAAGCAGGATCTACATACTCCTCTTGTATTCCGTAGTTAGGGTCATTGCTACGCTTAGTAACAGCCATACCACAGTTTACTAAATCCTCAACATTACGACGGTATACACGCTCATCAAAGTTGTTCCAGCTTAGCGTCATATTAGTAGCTAGCTGTGCGGCAATCTCTGCGTCTGTCTTAATGTTAGTGTCTAGGAATATCTCTACCTCTTCTGGAGTTTGTGGTAGCCTGTCTGGATCTACATCAACATCAAGACCTGCAGCCTTAGCCTCTTGGAACATTTCTTTGTTCTCAATACGCAAAGCAATCTTCTTCTTCTTGATGTCTTTCTCATTCTGTGATAACGGGTCAATAGCCTCTACCTGTGGGTATCGGTATGATGAGATGATTTTATTAACAACAATCTTTGCGAACTTAGGAACGATAGGTACTGGTGTCCAGTCTAAAGTCATCATAGTCCCATCGCCGTTGTTTGCGTCAAGAGAGTTAAGTATCTGTTTGTAGATAGAAGTATCCTGAGTACCGTTGGCGTATTGACGCGCGGTCTCAAACTCCTTGAAGCGCTTGCGGTACAAGCTGCCTTCAACATCTACCCCTCCCCATTGAGCAACCAAAGCTTTAGCATAGGCTAGTCCGTATGCCTTCTGTACTTTTTCCTCCGTAGCTGCTAGCGGGTCCGGAAAAGTAGATTTATTGTAATCATTCATCGTTTCGCTGAATCGTTATCAACTGCAAATATAACCATTTTATTAACGCTGGATTGACTTGCCTTTGCGGAAGAAGGTCTTATTGTCAAAGCTAGACTTGGCTTTCTTTTTCTTTGTGCGTTGTGCAGCTAATAATGCTAGACCTGATGAGATGGTAAGGTCATACTGTGTACGATTATCTATACGGAAATTAATCCAGTCCTCTAAGGTTCTGTTGAAGTACATAGGCATATAGTCCCCGTTTTCATTCATACCTACGTGATCGTGGATGTAAGACTCTATAGCCTGTGCGTGGGCCTGTATAACGTCCTGTGAGTTAGATGGTATACCTTTAGTCTTGACGGTTACCCTAGCTGTTGACTTAAGATGATCGGGCCTGTCCATTAAATATTCGTCGTAGCCCCTTGTTTCAAAGTACCTTGCGATACCGTACTTGTTATTCTCTATTAGTATTTTATACCCATAGTATACAGCGGCCATCAACACATCCTCATAAAATATCCTAGCTAGTGGTGGACGTGAGGCGTACTCCACTACAAACATATTAGAGGGATGCGCCATATTAAACTTGTTGTAGAGGTGGTAGGCTCCCTTAGAGCCTCTACCGTCTACCGTAGCATCAAGATCATAGCTATCCACCCCACCTACACCTAGCCAATCATTGCCCGGAGATTTCTTACCGCGCTCAACAGTTACCTTGTTACGCAGCTCTACGGGTGGCAACCACGCCACACGGAACCTGCCGTTATCATCGGGCCTGAAGATAACCTGCGTATCTTGCTTTCCATTCTCCCAAACGAAGTTACCGCGTACCACAGGCTGTGGGTAAAGGTCCTGGTTGTACTCTATCTGTTCGTATATCTTAGCAATATTGAAGAGGCTAGATTTAGTAGAGTCCCTGAATGCTTCCTCCGCTGTAAAGGGGAACTGACGTATAGTTTCGTTAAGCTCATTGCTATCACCTGATAATCCCTTGCGTTCATTTTTCAAGTAGGTTTTTGCACCTATTTCTATTACCTCGTCATCGATACCCATCACTGGCTGTTCAGGGTTCTCAATTACTGGGTTTCCATAGATGTCAAAGAAACCTTCTAGAGCTTCATATGCAGGTACAAATATTCTGTACAGCATACTCTTTGTTCTGCCGTTGGAGTTTCTCTCGTTAGGGTTAGACATATCCCATAGATCTCGGTAGTTTCTACCGCCCTTATCCAAGGGGTTTACTGTAGATCCAATAATGGCCTTACCTACAAACTTACGACCCACCATAAGACAGGTACGCTGAATACGCCAAACCTCAAGGATGTCCTCAGGTCTTTCAAATTTACCACCCTCATCAATAAACAACAGCTTAAGCTTTTCACCATCATAAGCATTGGATGTGGTGTTACGCCAGTTGATGATAGTGTTTAGTGCTTGCCCTTTGGAGCTGGTCTTGTTGTTCTTCGTGATCCTCTTAGAGGGCTCACGGAACGCCAGCTCTTGACGTGGGTTGGTAGTACCATCCTGTATAGGCTTAAAGAAGAACGGGTAGTGTCTATACATACCCACCACCTTCTTCATAAATATATTTTCCTGGGCGTCCTTACCCGTCTTGGACATAATACCTACGGTTACATCATAGGTAGAGGTACCTACATCATCAACCTTGCTAGCGGCGACGTTGGTGTAACCAGAACGTCGACACTTAGTGTACAGCTGTCCCGCACATCTAGGGTCCACGAAGCAGGCCTCCATATGGTAGTTTATATCCCCTTGAAACTTAAGGTAGTACCCGTAGAAGCTGGCGTCTATCTTGCTCCACTGCAGCATCATATAGTGCGCCCCAGTAAGGTATGTAGCCTTACCATTGTTGTAGAACCATACACCATTGTTACGGCGATCAAACTCACGTTTAATATAGCCTTCGTATTTAGCCTTGAACTCCTTAGGCATATCATACCACTCATCCATACTACCTATACGGGAAAGCTCAGTAGGCATCTCTTGCCTTACCCAGCGCTGCTCTTCCTTTGGCTTGTCGTGGTACAATATATCCTTATGCGCCGGTACCTTAGGCAGCTGTATAGCTAGTCCTGCAATCTCAATGATTTCACCCTCAGTATCTTGGGGGCAGATGTTGATTACCTTTTCTTCATAACCTTTTATGTCCTTAAGTCCAGCCATTATCTTTTAGCGTATTGCTCTGAGAACCCACCAGAGAAGTCTCTAGTATCCTCAATGCCACCGGTATCCTTAAGCTCCTTAATCATTGTCTCAAGCTTTTGATACTCGGTAATTAACTCCTTTGCATCTAAAGCAGATTCCTTAATGCTCTTTAGCTCAGCCCGACGACCGGAGCCTGATTGCTCCGTGTCTATGGGCCTTCTTATTTCTTCGGTGATATTGCGTATGGCCTCAGCCATAGCTTCCAACAGCTCCTCACCCGCTTTTACACTGCTGAATTGCTTCTTACGTCCCATTAAAAACCTGTTGCGTAGATATGATCAATATGCACACGATAGACCTCCTGGCCGTCAACCTCCATCTTGTAGTCGGCGTTCTTCATAATCATCACCTTGTCCCCAGCCTTGAGTCCTAGCTGTTGTACTGCTGGAGAGTCGTAGAGTACATATCCGTACTGGTTGTACTTTGGTTTCTCTAGGTCAATGATAATGCCGCTGGTGGTAACCTGTTCGTAGGATTGCTCCTCAGGTATTAGAAATACCCAGTCGCTAATAAGCTCAATGTCTCCAGTCTCCTGACACTTGTAAGCGTAGGCCTGTGTGCCGTGGCTGTTGTTAGGGTCAAAGCGCACAACGTAGATGTCGTCATCAATACGTTGGCCTCGGCCCTCATTAGATATAACTACGTGGTGGTGGAAGTAGATGGTGTCACCAACCTTAACGGAGGTGTTGTACTTCTCTGGAACAGCTACAACCTCAGCACATTGCTTGCGGTTTTCAAACTCGTTCCACTTAGGATCAATATAGATGGATGTATCGCCCACCTCTACCTCATCGTTAAAAGCCTTGGGCATCTTAACGAAGAAATCGTATAAACTACGCATATGTATTAAATTAAAAGTTAAGGTCGTACTCTATTAACACAGGTACATTCTCCACACTCTTCCATAGCATTACGCCATCCTCAGGGTGCTTGATGTATACCAAGTATCTTTTTTCTTTGAATTTGTGTAGGTATGCCTCGTCTAAAACGATGGTGTCTACTAAAGAGTCTCCAGCCTTCTGGCCTACATAGTAAGCCATAGCCTTTAGGGGGTCTACCCCTATAATAATTTTACGAATCATTTTATTTAATTTATGTCCCCGTTATCTTTCATACGGTTAATCCAATAATTTATATTGCTTGGATTACTTTCTTGTTCAATTCTGTATGCGTCGGCGACGTACGATAATACGTCTTCTAGCTCATCTTCATCCTCAACTGTTATGGATGATAGTAAGTTCATACCTACCGTTATGTGTTTTGAGTCCGGTGTTGCACTTGGGTCTTCTAAGTTTAAGAACCCAACAGCTAAAGCCACTATAACTTCATCTTCAATTCCGTACTTGGCAATGGTCTCATTAATAGCTACCATTAGTTCCTGTACCTCTCTGATGCAATCTTCGTGAGCTTCCTTCATTAGCTTATTTTTAATACCTCTACTGCGGATCCAGCTTTTAGTGTTACAGATCCAGATGACAACAGGTTGGTTACGGTAATTATATCTCCTGCTCCTAAATACTTAGCGTAGTAGAAAGATGACATAGAGAGCCCTGTTGAAGACTTTGTTCTGACAGCTGTTGCTATTGCTGATCCGTTCACTAATAATGTAGTTGTAACGTTTGTATTACTTACGCTAATAGCATCAAGTTGAAAAGATATATCAATACGGTAAACACCTGCCTGGTCAACAGTAATATCTGAAGTGGTAAATGTATAAGGTGCTACGCTACCTACCTGATAAGAAGCGTCTGGATTGCTGTTGTCTATAGGTGCATAGCCCATTTGGCTAGCGGGCCCACCCGATGCTAGCACCCTGTCAAGTTCTTGTCTAGCTATAATTCTAGAGGGAACAATCGGGTCTGTACTAAAGGCATTAGAGGTAAGCTCGCGTTTTACTACCTCGTTGCTTCCGTTGATTAACAACGCTGTAGTCTCTGCGTTATCTGTTGCTGGCGCAGCGGTAAACGACTGCGTACCGTTAATTTCTACCTCAGTAGTTGAGAGCTTTAGTGCTGATGCATCGCCTGTTCCATCTTCTACATTCTTAGTCGAGGAGGTTAGGCCTCCCTCGACGTGAAGTAGGTTGCCGAACTTATCTTTAATCTTTTGTCCTGAGAGCGTGCTCATAAATATTAATTTTGTACAAAGATATTAAATTCAACGTTATGCCTAAAAGTGAAGTCTCTCGGAGCAAGATGTTCCGTGATTTCTCTGTCATCAAGGACAGATACATTAAATCCAACCATCTAAAATACTGGAGCCTAGCCATAAGAGATATGTCTATGAACTACGACCTCAAGGAATCTGAGGTTCGGTTTATGTTGTTTGCTTACGACCTAGAGTTCTTTACTATAGACTATATAGCTGAGGCCTACTTCTATCAGAAGCATAATATGTACCAGCGCCTGATCAACCCACTTATGAATAAGGGGTACATCTATAAACACTTTGATAGGTTGAGCCCATCACAGACTCGTGAGGACCACCTGTTTCGTGAGGAACAGAAGATGAACTATAGGGTACGCTACGCATTAAGCCAAACAGGTAGGCTTATGGTAAGTAAGTTCTACCGTAAGATGGATGGAGATGAACAGATAAATGTTCCTCTAGATCCTAGATCCAAGGAACTGCTTTAGCTGTGCTTAGACTTTACCCGGAACTTAGCCTCTAGTGATGCACCTTTGTGTGGTACAAAGTCTCCTTTATGAGACATAAGATAATGGCGGCCCTTCTCTGTCATCCAATGATAACCAGAAGGAGCCTTTACCATCTCGTGTGTCTTAGCTTTCTTAGCCTTCATTACTTCTTTTTATATTTGACAACCTTTACCTTACCTCCATCTTTAAGATAGACTGGGTTCCTGTTTTCTGTTCTTCTTCCTTCGCCTGGTATATATGGCGCAGGTTTATAATTCATTGTTTGTTCTGGAAGTATTGGGCGCGTACCATACTTCTTCTCGTATAGCGATGCCTCTCTTTCTAGATTAGCTTTTTCCTTTTCTGCTTGCTGATCGTAATATCTCGTCCCTCTTTCAAGTCTCTT